TCAGAATTAATTTGTGGTATAAAATGGGAAGATTTTAATATCCTGTTTTCACCACGAGAAAGGTTCGAAATATTACATAACAAATTAATGATGGAAGGTTTCGATGTCTAATTGCCCATAACGTTGGGTATATGACCAGTAGCGGATTAAATAGTACAAACTTATCAAATTAGTAGAATGAATATAGAAAGCACAGAACTTCAAAACAGCACCGAAACCGCTATTTCTTATAGCACGTGTTATCGGCTGCCTTTTCTTTCTCTTTTCCACGCTGATTGTATGGAAATTATGAAGCAATACCCTGATAAACATTTCGACTTGGCAATAGTTGACCCGCCTTATGGAATTGAAATAGCCGAATGGGACAAAGAAAGACCAACAGACGAATATTGGGAGCAGTTATTTAGGGTTTCTAAAAATCAAATTGTGTGGGGTGGAAACTACTTTAATTTGCCAATAAAACGCCAATGGATATGCTGGGACAAATCAGTTATAAAAGCTGGATATTTAGGGAAACGAGAATTTGATGAATTTGAATTGGCGTGGACTTCTTTTGATGGCAAATGTAAAATGATACGATTTTCAGATATTGGCAATATGAATGGATTTGATGGCAAATTGAAAGTTGACTATACATTTAAAGGAAAAATACATCCTTGCCAAAAGCATATAAATATTTACGATTGGATTTTACAAAACTATGCAGAGCGTGGCAATTTGATTTTAGATACCCATTTCGGAAGCGGCTCAATTGCTTTGGCAGTTGATAAAGCAAACCGATTAGATAAAATGAATTTACACTTAACAGCGTGTGAAATCGACAAAGAATATATTGACAAGGCAATCAAACGAATTTCAGAAAGTATCAAACAGGGAACGCTGTCTTTTTAAGGTTGCCGATAACAAGGCAGGTTACGAAGGTTTTATCCGTAAAAGGCACGAAAAAGATAGTTGGAGCAAAGGCAGAAACATTGAATATGGAGGTGAAGCGGAAGCGGATTTTATGCCCGAAGCCGAATATCAGGAACAACTTTAAAGGTGGCGAAGTCATTTGGACTTAAATACTTTGGTAGCGAAATAAATTCAAACTATTGTCGGTTAGCTAACGAAACTTTGAATGGAACGCTGTTTTAGCATTACGCTTACCGGCTGACGTTATAGGGCGTTCATTTTTAATCAAAATGCATGGAGAATATTGTTTTGGTGGCGGTTGGTTTTTAGTGGTTGCAGTTTTGCCAACTGGTCAAATATCAAACCACTACGAATTGAAGGATTGGGATTTATTAAACATTTAATTTCTATTTTATAATCATTCTAAATAATGGTGTAACTTATTGATAATCATACGTACTTAGACAGATTAACAATATGTTTGAAAAAATGTTTAAAAAAATATTCATTAAAAATTTGTTTTTTTAAAAATTATATTATCTTTGTAACGTAATTTTTTTCATGGGTCTAAATGTTAGTTGAATAAAGGGAATGGAAATAAAATTCGTTCCCTTTTTTTAGGGAAAAAGTTCTTTTGTGAACTACTACTTAGCTAAAGACAAATGTGTAGTTCACAATCCAAATTACGTAAACGGGAGATAATCAAGTTTTTGGGATAATATTTTTCAATCATGGGTAGTTTGTTAAGGCTTTGCAAAATATATGGTTCGATTGAGATTTGCGATTCAAGTGGTAAAAGAGTAGTTTGGTTTTGGGATTACAAACAAGACAAACCGAGATTAAGGTGCGAAATGACAAAGGAAGAAATTGCAGAAAGCGAAAGGCAAAGTGGCAACACATTAAGTCTCAAAAAAAATGAAACTAAAACATTTATGTACAGGTCAACATGATTTTAAAAAACCAAATTAGTAATTAATTACTTAATTTTGCTGATTACTTAAAAAGTAAGTACATCGGTAATGTATTTTTCAGAAAAATATAATAGGTCATTTTTCAGGCCTACTTGCGACATTGATCCAAAACAAAAAGCCAGTGATCCTAACTGGAGCAGGTCAATGGTAGAGTACATATACTCACAATACATGATGGGTAACTGCGCCATTACAAAAAATGATGTAGAACGTTTTAATGTAAATCTATCATATGCAAAAGGGAGGCAAGATACTTCCATATACAAGGACATGATATTGGACGAGTATAAAGGAAGCAGCAAAAGCCCTAAATATTCTGAGGGAGGAGACAGCTTTAATCCACCTAAAACAAAAAAAGCGAGACAGGGGTGGGTATCAATAAATTTCGACAATGTGTTTTCTCCTATGCCAAAATACATAAATACTATAATAGGTATTATGGAAGGGCAAGAGCATAACATACATGTTAGCGCTATTGATGAACATTCGGCTGAACTTAGGGATGAGCTTAAGTACAAAAGATATGTTCAAGGAAAATACATGAATAAACTGGCAATTATAGATAACTTGATGGGAATAGAGCATCAGGAGGAAAATATAATTTATCCCTCAAGTATTGAGGAGCTTCGTATGTTTGAGGAGATGGGGGAGTTTAAACTGACATACGAGATTGGAATACAAAGAGCGGTTGATCATACGATGAAAGCATCTGGGGATAAAAAAATAAAAACCAATGTTATAAAAGATGCTGTTACCTTTGGGATAGCATCAACTATGGATTATTTTGATTATGATATAGGCGAGGTAAGGGCTAAACATTTGGACGTGCGTTCATTGATTGTGGAAAAAAGCAAAGAGGATGATTTTAGTGATGCATCGTTTTGGGCGTACATAGACTACATAAATATTGCGCAACTAAAGAGCGAAACGGGGCTTAAAGATGATGAGTTGTTTGCCGTTGCAGGGAACTTTTTTGGTAAATTAGGTAATATGACAGCATACGATATGAGGGTAGATAATAGTGGTTCTTATGACTATTACGCCTGCAAAGTACCTGTGCTTGTAGCATATTGGATAAGCAATGACAGTGTTTATCATACCACCCGCAATGTAAAAGGTGTTGATGTTGATTTTGTTGAACCTTACAGAGCAAATAAGGGCGGGGCTGTAAAGTTACCAAGAGTGTATGATACGGAAGGAAAGAAAACTACAAAGACGACGTCGCAAAGCCTCTATAGTTGCAAGTGGATTATTGATACAGATGTTGTTTATAATATCGGTAAGGCACATGATGTAGCCTTCGACTATGAAGGTAAAAAAGTGGAATCGCCAATAAGGGTTTATAAAATTGATGGGATGCCAATGGTAGAAAATTGCATACCTATTGTTGATCAGATCGCCCTTACATATTATAGATTACAAAATGGTATCGCCAAAGCCCCTCCACCAGGCCTAAAGATAGAATATAATTCTATGCTTGGGATGACTTTTGAGGATGATGATGAATGGAAGCCGTTAGATGGATTAAGGTTATACACGCAGTCCGGACATATCATATTTAATGCCTCCCCATCAGGGGTTGAGTTGCCACCTAACATGCCAGACCCTATTCAGGAACTTAAAGGCGGGTTAGGTACGGTGATAAAAGATGCTGCTGATAGCCTTGCTTTGGCTTATCAACAATTGATGGAAATAACAGGAATAGATAGGCTTAGCGCAAGCTCTATTAGCCCCTCCAGAGATCAAGGAAAATATGTGACAGAGGTAGCTGTGGCTGCAACAACAAATGCACTTAGACCTATATATTCTTGCTATCTTTCTATGAAAGAACAGTTGGCAAGAAGCATTGCACTACGTGTGCAGGCTGTAATATTAGGTAGAGATGATACAAAATACCATCGGATATTAGGCGATGCCGCTGTGGAAGCATTAAGGGCTGGTGGCTTCTTTCCTCCAATATCGTTAGGCGTACATCTTGTTGCTATGCCTGATGAGGTAATGAAAAATGCAGTGAGGGAAGCTGCGATGGCTGCACTCGCTGGAGGAAAGAACGGAATACCGGCACTCTCCTATAGCGAGTATCTGTTTATTATTGAACAGCTTAATACTAATGCAGGATTATACTATGCAAGAGTTTATATAGCAAGAAAAGAAGCAGAAACACAAATGCAGGCACAACAGAGAGCCGAAAGCTCTCAAAAACTTCTTAGCCAAGAAACTATGCGGCAAAATGAACAGAAAGCAAAACAGGAACTTGATAAGTTGAATCAACAAAAAAATAATGAAATAGAACTTTTAAACGTTAAAAGCAAACTTGAAAAAGAAATGGAAATGCTAAGGCATGAAAATAAGATGAAAGAATTGGAAATAATAAATCAAAATAATATTAATAAAGAATGACAATGAATGACAGTTTAATAGATCAAATGTTTGAAAGTGCGCTTGGAATAAGCAAGCCTAATGAACAACAGACTGTGCAACAGACTGAACAACAGACTGAACAACAGACTGAACAACAGACTG